GTGGTTGATCAACGTGGGTGATCCTTACCTAAAGAGACAGGTCCAGTACTACCCAGATGACGCTAAACTAGAAGCGGCCTGGACAGACATAGCAGAGATAGTTAATGACAAGGTCTGGGATATAATGTTGGATTGGGAAACCAATGATGACTACTACTATTCGTGGTTAAAAGACAACGGCCACGTGGATGACGATGGTATTAAAGATGATGCACCATCATATGACGAATACAATGAAGAAGCAGGTGCTTGGCAACATCGTATGTTGGAAGTTGGTCAAATGACAGCAAGTGAAATCAAAGAGTTGGCACAGCAGTTAGAAGAGGATGGCGGCGATCCACCAGACATAAATGATCTTGACAACGTATATTCATGGGCCATTGAAGTGGCCGCTGATCGTGGTCGTGATGTCACCGGTGACTTAGACTTCTGGACAAGACGTCACGTAATGGTCACATACTTAGGTGATGCTGAAAAAGACGCAATAAGAGTGGAACGAGTCACACCACTCAAAGAACCATAAGAACATAACCTTGGACCGTTATGTTAGGAGGCCCCTGCCTAGGTAGGAACACCCAAGTGGGGCACCAATAATTATGAAAACAAGAGACATTATTACAGAAAGAACATACCTAAACACAGAAGTTCTTAAATATGTCAAAAAAAGACATAAAGAATGGCACCCGGACCTTGACTACATTGTCATGGACCATGAGTATTGGGATTTAGATCGTATTCCTCTTAGCATGGTTAAAGTACCCGATGATGACGTTGTGGATGATCCATACAACAGAATTATAGATATTAATCAGGATCATGTTGATGATATCTACAAGCAAGACATAGAAAGTAAACCTATTGTTATTGACCATGATGGTGTTATCATAGATGGTAATCATCGTGCTGTCAAAGCAAAGGAACTAGGACTAACACACATACCAGCATACTATCCTATTAAGGAACTTAAAGAAGACAGCCCCGATACTCCGGCAGGCAGTCAGTCTGAAGATCTCAACCTTGGTAAACTGTACCTATGCCGTTGCCTAAAACGTTTAGGCTTGGATAAATTCAAAAAAGTCTACGCTCTGGGCAGTTGGTACGGTAGTATAGCACAGTATATATTAGACACAAATATCAACGCAAAATCCATTGTTTTGATTGATATTGACCCTAAAAACACTGCGTATGTTGAACAAAATCGCCTAAATGAGCGGGTACATGCTGTTACAGCAGACTGTAATCAAGTTAAACTAGACAGTGGTCCTAAGATTCTAGTAGTCAATACCAGTACCAACGATATCCCAGGGCAGGCATGGTTTGATAACATAGCACCTGGAACTTATGTTGCTCTACAGGGCAGAGATCAACAATGGGATAACAAAGAAAACTTATATCAAACAATAGAGTCATTTGATTCTGCATTTCCATTATCAGAAACATACTGCCTATCAGAAATGCCTCTAACCTGTGCTGAGGGCACTGAATATAATCGTTTCACTAAAATTGGTCGTAAATAAATACTATTATGCTAGTATTAGACCTATTTGAAAAGTGGACGGAAAAATACAAACGTTCTATAAACTGTAACAATCCTAAAGGCTTTAGTCAGAAGGCACATTGTGATGGACGAAAAAAACAGAACGAAAGTGAATTAACCTTGATGGACGGATTCCGCGAACTACTTCCACTTGCTGTCAAACACTTAAACTTACCTAGTATTCCTAAAATACACTTAAACAAAGAACAGTCAGGTACACATCAAGCCAGTTTTGGTGGCTATGATTCAGGTACTGATGATATTCACTTAACTATTTCAAATAGACATCCTGTTGATGTTCTAAGAACACTAGCACATGAACTAGTACACTATAAACAAAAGTTAAATGGCGAACTAGTAGATGACAGTTGGAAGACTGGCAGTGACGCAGAAAATGAAGCCAACGCAAAAGCAGGCATTATCATGCGTTTATTCAACAAACAGAATCCAGAGTTTATGTCAGTGAAGCCTATTGTTGAACATATACGCAAACAAGGTGACAAGTATACTGTGTATTCAAAAGATGAAAAGCGTAAGTTTGGTACTTACACCAGTAGAGCACAAGCAGAAAAAAGATTAAGACAGATAGAGATGTTCAAACACATGAACGAAATGAGTCATCGTGAAGCACAGAAGATACTTAAAAAACATCACTATCATTTAGAAAGAACACACGGTGGGCATGACATCTATAAAGATGAAGAAGGACACACATTTGCCCTACCACACAAACACCATGGCAAGGACTTGTCAAAGGGTGTTGAACACGAATTGCGTAAAGAAGTCAGTCACATGGAAGAAAACTTTGCGGATGGTAAGGTAAAGGGCAAGAGTCGTCCAGGTAGAGTAAAAAAGGCTGGTGCCAGTTGTAAGGGTTCAGTAACTGATTTGAGAGCAAAGGCAAAAAAGTACTCGGGTGAGAAAGGTAAAATGTATCACTGGTGTGCTAATATGAAGGCAGGTAAAAAGTGAATATAGGTGCGTGGACTTTTATAGTTCACAACTGTGTATTTGGCGTATGTATTCCAGATGAATCTGTTCAAGTTGAGATGTTCAAGACAGAAACAGATTGTGTTGTTACAGCACAACTGTATGACGAACTTACAAACATAGAAAATGTGTTTTTAGGTTATCCAGTGTATTATACACAAAGTGAATGTTTTAATTGGGTAGAATATTTGGAGATTAAGGAGCATGACAACCAGTAAAGCAATAGTTGTTGCCGCCACTATACTAGCAGTTAGTCACGTATGGAACGGCTACTTAATGGATTTAGATGTAATACTAAAATGTGACACTTATGGTACTACATGTATTGTGGGTGCTGAACAAGAACGATGAAATGGCTATACGAGAGTAAATTTTATAAATGGTTAGATGCTGACCCAGAGCGTTGGGAGTGGTACGGCATGATATTGCTTGTGGTGGCTTTGGTCGGGTATGGATTTATAATATGGTGGATGGAATCATGAAAGACTACACAGACAAGGCATGGATTATAATAGTATTAGTATGTATAATATTCTGGTTAATAGGGTGTTCTTATTTTGAAACCAAAGAAGAAGTTAAAACTTATCCTTTACCCAAAGAAGATCCAATACTAGAAAAACTAATTGAGTTAAATGAAGTAGACACAATATGACCAAATACGAGCAATATGTTAAGCATAGTTATGATATAATTAAACGTGCTGAAAATATGTTAACCGTAACCGTTGACGAAGATATAGAAGCATATCTTGTACAACTATTTGCTCATTACATGGATAAACCTCAAATCAACACAGAGCCTGTTTGCCTAAGACTACTAGATTCTACTAGTAAACCATTGGTTCAAAGAGAAAAGATTTTAAAAGAAGTAGGCGATGAGTGCCTACTAATACATTCCATGGAATGGGGTCGATCACGTTGGCCCAGTTCTACTTACTATGAAGATATGGGGCAAAGTGCTTATGTCACAAGAGCATTTGTAAAAACTCCCCCTGATATGCTATATGACGATTTAGCAGTGGAATTCAAAACGGTTACCAAAATTTTACGTAACTGTAGACCATCATAAGTAATTATAGTATACTATAATATATTTTATAATCAAGGAGACATCATATGTCAGTGGTATTCAATCCTGAACAAAAGGCAAAACTAACACAATTAATCAACGAAGGTATCCAAGTATTATCAGAAGTTGAAGACTTAAATGCTGGTCTAAGTGACACAGTTAAAGCAGTAGCAGAAGAACTACAGGTTAAACCTGCTGTACTTAAAAAAGCAATTAGAATTGCTCAAAAATCATCATTTACAGATACAAACAATGATCATGAAACATTAACAACAGTTTTAGAAACTGTTGGTCGTACACTATAATTGAAATTAGATTGGCATAAAACTGTTGAATTTGTTCGTAATGATTATCAAAGTAATCCTACAAGACTAACAGCAGAAGTTATAGTTTGGTTGTTGAATATTGTTATAGCCTTAACAGTTAGTTTAACTGTTCCTATAACAGATTGGTCAATAGTTTATCCAATTATTTTTGTAGCATTATCAATTAATGTTTATAGCAGTATCAGTAGAGGCAGTTTTGGTTTATTAATGACAACATTGACACTTATGGTTGTCGACAGTATAGGATATTACCGCATATTGATGTTATAATACAAGTAGTAAGTTTCGCTCACTTAAGAGCATGTAGAACGGTAAGCCAGCCACAATTGGCGAAAGGACTAAATGAGTTACATAGACGCACTATTTGATCGCAATAAGGATCGTATATACATTGTAGAACGTGTGGATGGTGAACGAGAGTATCGTGAGTATCCAGCAGAGTATGTTCTGTACTATGATGATCCAAAAGGTAAACACAGAACTATCTATGATACACCTGTATCTAGATTCTCAACTAAAAATTCAAAAGAGTTCCACAGAGAACTAAAAATTAACTCAGGCAAACGCTTATGGGAAAGTGACATCAATCCCGTGTTCCGTTGTCTTGAAAATAACTATCTTGGGAAACCATCGCCCAAACTACACACATGCTTTTTTGACATTGAGGTAGACTTTGATCCAGAGCGTGGATTTAGTAAACCAGAAGATCCGTTTAATCCAGTAACTGCTATATCCTTATACTTTGATTGGATGGACAAACTGATTACACTAGCAATACCACCTAAGTCAATGTCATGGGAAACAGCAGAAGAAATAGCCAAACGCTATGATAACTGTTTTCTGTTTGACAGAGAAGAAGAACTAATTAAAACATTCTTAGAACTGATAGAAGATGCTGACATCTTAAGTGGTTGGAACTCAGAAGGCTTTGATATTCCCTACATGGTAATGCGTACCAATCGTGTGTTGTCAAAAGATGATACACGTAAGTTCTGTTTGTGGAATCAGTTTCCCAAGAAGCGTGAGTTTGAACGCTTTGGTGCTAGTAACTTAACCTTTGACTTGATTGGACGTGTACACTTAGACTACATGCAGTTATATCGTAAGTATACCTATGAAGAACGTCATTCATACAGTTTAGATGCTATTGGCGAGTATGAACTAGGTGAAAACAAAACTGCCTATGAGGGTACACTGGATCAACTATATAACAAAGACTTTGAAAAGTTCATTGAGTATAACAGACAGGACACTGACTTACTGGCTAAACTTGATCGTAAACTTAGATTCTTAGATCTCGCTAACGAACTGGCACATGACAACACAGTGTTGCTACAGACAACAATGGGTGCTGTGGCTGTTACTGAACAGGCTATTATCAACGAAGCACATCAACTAGGAATGATTGTTCCTAATAGACGTAGCAGAGATGATGACAGTATAACTACACAGGCGGCAGGTGCTTATGTAGCACATCCTAAACGTGGTATGCACGACTACATAGGTTCAGTTGATATTAACTCACTGTATCCGTCAGCCATTAGAGCATTGAACATGGGTCCAGAAACTATTGTTGGGCAACTGCGTCCCACAATGACAGAACATCACATCAGCACAAAACAACAGGAAGGGCGTTCATTTGCTGATGCTTGGGAGGGTTTATTTGGCTCATTAGAGTATGAAGCAGTGATGCGAGGTGATGCTGGTACTGAGATTACCATAGACTGGGCCAACGGTGAATCAGACATTGTCAGTGCCGCGGATGTGTGGCGTTTGATATTTGATTCAAACAAGCCTTGGATACTGTCGGCCAATGGTACTATATTTTCAAATGAACGTAAAGGTGTTATTCCAGGGTTACTAGAGCGTTGGTATGCTGAACGTAAAGAACTACAGGCCAAACTCAGAGACGCAATCAAAGCAGAAAATTCAGTAGAAACTGCGTTCTGGGACAAGCGACAGTTGGTTAAAAAGATTAACTTGAACTCATTGTATGGTGCTTTGTTGAATCCAGGTTGTAGATTCTTTGATCATCGTATTGGGCAGTCAACTACACTAACAGGTAGAACTATTGCCAAACACATGGATGCTTATATCAATGAATGTATTACAGGTGAGTATGATCATGTTGGTGAAGCCATAGTGTATGGTGATACTGATTCATGTTACTTCACTGCTTGGCCTGCTGTTAAAGAGGATGTTGAAGCAGGTAAAATGGAATGGAACAAGGATATTGCTGTACAGTTATATGATTCAATCGCAGAACAAGTTAATGAATCATTTCCAAGTTTTATGGAAAAAGCATTCCATGTCACACGCAAACAGGGTGAACTGATCAAGGGTGGTAGAGAAGTTGTTGCCCTAAAAGGATTATTCATTAAGAAGAAACGTTATGCTGTGCTTATATATGATCAAGAAGGTAATAGACTAGACACACATGGTAAGCCTGGTAAAGTGAAAGCCATGGGATTAGATCTCAAGCGTTCAGATACTCCCAAAGTAATCCAGGACTTCCTAAGCGAAGTGTTATTAGCAGTGCTAACAGGTACACAGCGTGATGAAATTATTGCTAAGATCCGTGACTTCAAACTGTTATTTACAGAACGTCCTGCTTGGGAAAAAGGTACTCCTAAGCGTGTAAACAACTTGACAAAATACACTAAAGAAGAAGAACGTCTGGGCAAAGCCAACATGCCAGGACATGTTAGAGCCGCAATGAATTGGAATAACCTAAGACGTATGATGAGTGACAACTACTCAATGGCTATTGTAGATGGTATGAAAACTATTGTGTGTAAACTCAAAGACAATCCATTGGGTTATACATCAGTGGGTTATCCAATTGATGAACTACACATACCTAACTGGTTTAAGGAACTGCCATTTGATGATGCCAGTATGGAAGTTGGTATTGTGGATCAGAAAGTAGAAAACTTATTGGGTGTGTTGAATTGGAAAATTAGTGAAAACACACAGATAGCAACAACCTTTGACGACTTGTTTACATTTGATTAATATGAAGAATATGAAGATCAGTGATCTTGTTAAGTTTAGGCAAGATCTAATAAACAAAAAATCAAATTTATCTATACACAACGAAATTCAACGTGTTAGAAATGTAATTGCGGAATTAACTTCTGATCTAGCAATCGAATCAATTCTACATCAAGGTCTATTAGAAATCAGCGATCGTTACAGTGAAGTTAAAAAACTCAGTGACGCTATCAACAAAGATGTAGATCCCTTAATTGAGCAAGTAGAAAAGAAAATTGACCAATTGAGTAAAGAACAGTTCAATGGTGCACATGCACAACAATTAGAACATTTCTTTTTAGATGGCGATCATATGAAGTATTATATCAAACCTGAAATAGATGATTTAGTCAAAATAAGATTAAAGCACTATACAGATTGGCGTTTTGCTACTCTACAGTTTGGCTGTCGTTACAGTGGAGAGCGTCCTAGACTGCCTAAAGAAGTACACAAAACACTTGGCTCAGCCATGAACGAACCAACTATCTTACATCAATTCACTGATCATTTAGTAGTAGGTGATCCTTTGTATGTTTGTGACTTTAAAGAAGAATTTATCAACAACAGTGTTAGTCAATTTAATAAAATATATCAACGCAGAGTAGCCAAATACATTGTAAAAGATCAAACTGATTTTAGTATATTACCTAAAGGTCAA